AGATTGCCAGTTGAAATGCTATCAGATTTGCCTTTCTTAACTTCTTACTTACAAAACTTTGCGCAAGCTGAATTGTTAGAAGAGGAAGACGACCAAATTTTGAACGGTAACGGTACATCACCACAATTGAACGGTTTAATACCTAATGCAATCGCATATAACGGTACTTACACTACTCCTTTGGAAGTTATTGTTGACGCTGCATTTGGACAGTTAGCACAAGCTAATTTCACCCCTACTGATTTGTTATTGAACCCTAGAGACGTTGTAGGCATTGTTTTAAACAAAGCTGCAACTTCAGGCGAATATAACTTACCGGGCGGAATTGTAGGATTTGTAAACGGTCAATTGTCAATCGCAGGATTGAATGTTCGCAAAACAAACAAAATCACAGCGGATTCATTCTTATTGGGTGACTTTACAAAAGCGCAAATATTCCAAAGAATGGCGCCACAATTAAGATTCTTTGAACAAGATCAGGACAACGTTATCAAAAACCTTGTTACTGTAAGAATTGAAGAAAGAATCGCATTGGCTATTTTAAAAGCTAGCGCATTCGTAAAAGGTGATTTAACCCCTTTAACTACATAGTTTTTTGGTTCATAGTTAATAATAAAAACCCTCTCTTATTCGGAGGGGGTTTTTTAATAAAAGAGTTAATGGCAGACTACTTCAAAAATATCGACTACATAGAAAGTTGCACCGACGAGCCTTTATTGTATGGGGTTCAATATCGGGTTGTAACTGATTTGGCAAGCGAACCAGTAACGGTTGACTTCTTTAAGTTACACGCACATATTGATTTTGATACGGATGACAATTTAATTACAAGCTATTTAAAGTCGGCGCGTCAGGAATTAGAGCAATTTAGCCAAATGTCTTTTGGAGTTAAAACTATGAATTTAAAGGCATTGTATTTGCCTAAAAATTACAAGTTGATGTACGGCTATGTAAACACAATTACAACGGCTGGTTATACTAATTTTGGTGACATTTTAAAGGAAGGAGGCACTGATATTGACATTGAATATACAACTTTTGGTATTATAAATGAAACAATAAAGATTGCAATTTGTAGAATGGCAGCAGGTCTTTATATATTTAGGGAAAATATCGTAGAATCAAAATACAATTACAAAGATGAAATTGATGAAAGCCGTAAAATGCTTAAATCTATTTCAAACATAACATTATTTTAAATGATACTGAAAGCGGGTGATTTAAGAGAAAAGATAACATTCAAACGTCCCACAAGGGTTTCTAATGGAAGCGGTGGATTTACGACCACTTATGCCGATATTTTAAATACGTTTGCAAGTGTTACCGAAATGAGTTCTGACCCTACTTTAATAGCACAACAAGAAAACATTAAACAGGTCATTAAAGTATTGATACGTTATAGATCGGATATTGCGGTTAAAATAGCGGACATCATATTATGGCGTGGTTTTGAGTTTGTGGTATCAAATATGAAAGCGGATGTAATGCGTACTTATATTGAATTTCAGTTAACGGCAACAATGGAAACAAGCATACGATGATAGTAAAAGTTGACATAAAAGCTAATAATGCAAGGTTCAAAGATATGGATGCAAAGATGACAGCATTTTTAAAAGCTGAAATAGCGGCCACGGTTGAGGATATTGCAGACGATGCAAGGGTTCGAGTGCCAGTTGATATGGGATTGTTGAAAGGGAGTATTGAAAGCCAATCAAATGAATTAAACGGCAATGTAAGTGCGTCAAAACATTATGCACCTTATATCGAGTTTGGAACGGGTGGATTAGTTGACGTGCCAGCAGGATTAGAAGACTTTGCAATTAAGTATATTGGAAACGGAATAAAGCAGGTTAATTTAGCACCTAGACCGTTTTTGTTTCCCGCATTTTTTAGCAACGTAGCTAAATTAACGGAACGCATAAAAACTAAAATTGAAACAAAATAATGGATATATCATTATCATTAAGAACGGCATATTATAGCGCATTAAATGGTCAAATAACTAATAATGCAGTTGCTTTGCCAGTTTACGATGCTTATGCTTTGCCTGAAAATATTGTATATCCTTACATTCTTTTAAGTTCGCAAACAGAAACGCAAAGAATTGTAAAACGATGTAAAATGTTTAACGTATCGATTTTAATTGATATTGTAACGGGTTCAATTGATATGATAGGACGTGCTGAAAGTGAGGGTTATGCTGAGCAAATAGATAACATTATTAACCCTGATTCATTTGTAGATTTAACAATGACAGGTTACACAATAGGAAACACATATCGGGGTGAATCATACGACACAACAGACAAAAATCAAAATTTTTATATTTACAGAAAATTATTACGTTACAATCACATAATCTCTAAAAACTAAAACAATGGCAGAAATTAGCGCAAAAGACATCGGTCTTTATTACAATTCAGGAACAGAAGCAGTACCAGTATGGAAACTTATTGCTTGTTCAACATCAGACGGATTTAGCGGATCAACAGACGCGGTAACCGTATCAAATAAATGCGAAGCGGGATGGGTTCGCAGTTTACCGGGTGATAAATCGTGGAGTTTTTCAAATTCAAGTTACGCCCAAAAAGTACCGGGAGTGAATCAATATTCATACGATGACATTTTCGACCTTTGGGTGGGTGATACAATCGGTCAATGGAAATTGGAATCAATTACACCGGGTGAATATTTAAGAATCGGTGATGGTTGGATATCTGATTTAGGTGAAAGCGCAGAAAGTGGCGATTACTTGACATTTGATATTACCATTACTGGAAGCGGTGCAGTAACTAACGTTATTACTACTTAATGGGTAAAATAGTTAGATTAGTCATTGGGGAAAAGACTGTTATTTTAAATTTCAATATGATATTTGGTGAACAAATTGCCAAACTTCTTAAAATAACAGACCCACAACCAGAGTTCATTTTAAAAGCTATTTTAGACTTAAACGAAAAAAGCAGTTTTTTAATGTACAAAGTAATCATTTATGCGGGAATATTAGGCAATGATTATATCAAAGGTTTGGACGCTTCAATGACACAAGAGGACGTTGCGGAATTAATCCTGAAATGCAACGGGGAACAATTAACGGAGGTATTTGAAACATTAGCCAAAGAGTTAGGTTTTGATTTAAATGCAACGGTAGACGAGAGCAAAAAGAATGAAAAAAAAAAGAAATAACATACGATGAGTTATTGGCTTTAGCTTTTGGAGAAATTGGACTCCTTCCAGACGAGTTTTACCGAATGAGTTGGAAGGAGTTTTTTTTAACAGCCAAAGGATTTTATAAGAAATATTGGAATGAATGGGAGCAAACGAGGTTAATTGCTTATACAACGGCAACAACGGTGCAAAGTAAAAAAAGATTACCCTCAATGCGTAAATGGATGCCGTTACCGAGCGATAAACAATATACGGTATCTTATGACCAAAACAAAATGAATGATGTTTTTGAAGCCCTAAAAAATAAATAAAATGCAAGAAGATTTTAAAGTATCAATTACAGGGGACATATCGGGGTTAAAAAAAGCCGTAGGAGATGCGGAAAAAGAATTGTCGGCATTTGCTTCAAAAAGTCAATCTTTAAAATCGGCAATTGCTGAAAATATTGCAATATCGAGAGGTTATGACCAAGCTATAAACGAGCTTAAAAAATCATTTAGAAGTGGTGCAATTTCACAAACGCAATTTAAAGAAGCGTTGGTAAGATTGAAACGAGATGAAAAAGAAACTGCAATAGAGACTACTAAACTCAAAAATGAGTTAATAGACTTAAACAGAGCGGGTGCAGGGCTTGCCAAAAGTACGCCTCAAATTGGTGCGGGTTTAAAAACAGTTGATAAGACAGGCGCAAACGCAACAAATACAATGATGGAATTTTCCAGAGTTGTACAAGATGCGCCTTATGGTATTCGAGGGGTTGCTAACAACATTCAGCAATTAGTAGGTAACTTTGGTTATTTATCTAAAAGTGCAGGTGGTGCGGGTAACGCAATGAAAGCAATGGTTAGTTCACTTATGGGGCCAGCGGGTATATTACTTGCCGTTTCATTGGTTACTTCTTTATTGGTGCAATATGGTGACCAATTAGCGAGTATTGGCAGTAAGTCATCTAAATTAGCAAAGAAAAATGAGGAATTAGCGAAAAGTTTTGGTACTTCTCAAAGTGTTTTAGAAGCTGAAATAGGGGCGTTGGATGCACAACTTGAAATAATGAAACTGCAAAAAGTTAGCACAAAAGAACTTATTGCATTAAAATTAAAGTTATTAGAACAATC